CGCAAATTATACTCTGGCGTCCTGGGGGAGATCACACGCGGTACCGGATCTTTCTTAATTGTTCGATCAGTCTTTTCATACTTAACGAATACGCTAACCTGAGCTTCCCTTGCAATATCTCTGCGAGTAGACAGTATATTACAATAAGCACGCTCGTACCTTTTCTTCTTGCAGCCCTTAAATGTGTTGACAGTGTCAACAAAACTCAGAGGAGCGGTCGAGGGAAGATGGGGTCGTAACATGTCGCGAACACTTGCTAATGTGTTCTCGAAATGCTTTAGTCGGGGTTTTGGGGGCTCTTGGAAAACGCCATTCTCTTTTACAAGAAAAACACGTTCCGCAACAGCCCTCCGCAAAGTAGTCAAATTCTCATTAAACGGGGCAATTTGGATATTTGGAGCAACACGACTAATGCGCAAGCACTGTCGTGTCTTGGTGACACCCAGTCGTTCTTCAACGACCAACTTATGTGGAGGAATCTGCTTATATGCATCACTTTCACACGGTTCCTCCCCATTCGTTACAACTGGGCACCCCTATTCTGACACACCAAAGTGTGCCAGAAGCCTGTCGGACATTTTGTCACTTTCAAACAGGACTTTAAACCTAGCGTAATCCTCAGACACAACAAAAGCCATAAACGTAGCACGCTCCAGTGCTAACACTTTATCGACTGTACGCAAATCTTTAAACTCTTCCTCAACCACTTTGGATAACCACCTATGCACCATAATACGGTTGGCTTCAGTATACTTCAAAGTGCCAAATTTGACTTTCACTCTTTGTGCAAGAGAACCAGCAAATTTGGAACGATTACCTTTCACCAATCTAGCAGTTTTACGCACCCTGGTGACAATTTGAGTGATCTCACCATTATTATAGGTATTCTTGACGGAAGTGTCGATATGCTCTTCTATGTAATCATTGGCATCAACATGCGCTTCCTCGACAGCAGCACATATTGTTTCTCTGAGAATATCAGCCTGGTTACTTTCACGCTTACTTAGACCAAAAGCCTTACATAACCATGTTTGACAAAACACGGTAATAGCCACAAAAACGTTCTCTTCCAAAATGTCTAACTCAGTAGCATCAACTACGAGCATAGCACTTAATTCTCTCTGCGCACGTTCCACATCAAAGTGGATGTACGGACCCACAAAACCAACACTCGGTGGTAATACACCGGTGACTTCACTGGGTGAAACTTTATCGAAAGTAACAATTGTTTCTGCAATCACGGGAGTAGTCATCTGTAACGTGGTATTAAGCAATGGGTTTACTTAATCTTCCTGAAGCGCCACTTATATCACGATATAAGTAGTAATGAAAATCACAAACGTTCTGGGAGGAACGTTCAG